CCTTCGCCATCTTGGCCCCTTTCGCTCCAATTTAGGGGGGTAGATTTATGCGTCATTTTATGGAAACCCCCACTGAGTAGTTTGTTAAACCAGTATGCTTTGTATCTCTGGAGTTTTGTTAAGGCAGTTGACTACGCACGCCATGCGTTTTCCGTAGTCTCCATTCTGCCAGTTTACAGTTGTCTTCTGTTTAAAAGTTGGGCAACAGGTTGGTGGAATTGAGTGATCCTACCAAGCTGAGCCACATTTGGACGTTGTACGTCGTCGTACCAGTCACATTGAAAACGAACCCATTTGAGCCGGCGTATGCGGCGGCTGAGTTCGGAAAGAAATAAATCTTTGAGCTGGAATCGATGACGCCGTAACACGTGAAACCGTCTGCAACAGTGACACTTGCGTCACCAGCTGCGGTGGAACCGTTGTTGATGGCAATCAGGTTAGCCACGGTAGCCGTAACCCAAGAGCCCGGGCTCGAATTGGTGATGTCGAAAACGACCTTGTAGATATCGCCCTGCGTGAACCCCGGAGGGAACTGCGAGCCAGACCCATTGAGGCCATTCCCAACTGGAACACCGTAAAACCGCGTTACAACACTGACGGTAGCAAGCGCTGTCACACCGATGTTTGCGTTGTTGTACTGCGCTCGTGGCAAAGGCAGTGACAAAAGGCGCGGCGTGATTTGCATCTCAGCGAATTCGATCGCATAATCGAAGAGGACGTAACCCGGAGAGTCAGTCGTCGTCGTCTTGGAGAGCAGAAACACCTCGCCATCCGCGTAATCGTTCAGCGCATCCGTCATGCCATAGTCAGTCGACTTCCACGTCCCCTGCACCTCCAGATCTGCACTGTGATTGGTCCACTGAGGACCGATGACTGTGTCGGGATCGGAGATGACGAAGGGCAGAAGGAAACTAGACGTTTGGTTGAGGAACACTGAGTCGCGGTTTTTGGCGTGGTAGAACATGACATCGCCCGTACTGGACGTCGGCGACGACGTGATGTAGTGAACAACACACCGCAGCCAACGATACTTCTGGTACATCTGCATGTACTGCCGCACACACGAGTCTCCGAATGCCACCGGAGTGAGGGGGGTGCCGCCAGTTGACGTCCACGTTGAAATAGAGCCGGTTCCAATGGGAGTGAACATGAAATCCCTCCCAGAAACGACAATACCGCCTGGAGTCCGTCTAGACTGGCTGCGCGCGCCTCGAATTGAATTTCCGATGGCCACGGGAGCGGTGCTGATTGCAGACACGGCTCCCATGCGGGCTGTGGTGCGCTTACGCGTCTTCTTTTTGCTTTTCTGTTTGCCAGTGCTCATCCGCTTCATCGCCGCCGCGAGGGCGACGATTTTAGCGGTTGAATTCTTTGCACTGGTCTTCTTTTTGGTCATCTTTGCCCCCCCTCCTACCTATCGATGTAAGCGGCGGCGGCGGCGCGGACGCAAGGCTGATGACACTTGTTTACCACCCCCTAGAGAGTGGCCAATGTATTCCTGGGAGCTATTAGCCGTCCCAGGATCATAGCTGGCGTTGGAGTTATAAGAGTAGCCGAGAGGCTGCTCACCATGTAGAGAACCATCGGGCATGTAACACACTGCAGGAGCCAAGGTGTCAACGGTCGCGACTTTCCGAAGATTGTCCTGACCATTTTCGACCCTCAGCCGCTGCGCGCGCTCCCGTCCGTTCTCGTTGCCCATGTTTTCTCCTCCTCCGCCCAAGCTAGAGCTACCCGCACTGCCAGAATGACCAAAGCCAAACAGCCGTGCGGGGTCGTTGCCATACAAAACAATGTCACCAGCAAGACGAGGAAACCAACCCATCTTCCGCGTCGCTCGGTAATACACAAGATCAGCCTTACGGCGATCTTGCGCACGACGCGAACGAGCGTACGACGTATCATGTTCCCTCGAGAGAGCGTCCAACTGACTACGCGGCGGAGCTTGCCCGTCCTCAACCGAACTCTGGAACCTTCCATCCGAAAGGTATGGTCCCGTGTAGTTCTCGGTAAAGTAGGGTAGTGTCCACTCAGGTAGCATTTGCACCACCACCGACCTATACAATGTACAAAGATAAAAATATATAAAATGAAATATGCAAGATGGCTCGTTTATTGTCGGAGCTAGACGTCAAGCCAATTACGCGCTCTCAAGCCCCAGCACCTGGTACTGAAGGCGAGTGCGCGACTTGAGGAAGACCAGAGGAAATCCAAGGGGGTCGTCCTTTCGGAACTCTTGGAACATCTCTTCGAAGAACGCGAACTTCTTCCGGTTCCACACGTGGTTGAGCATGTGGCTACTCAAAGCTGACGCGAGGTCTTCGCGTTTCGTCACCCTCAAGTGTGCCACGTGCTTCGTGAACCGCGTGGGATGGTACGTCCACGCTCCGTCTTCCTTTCGAAGCTCGTTGGAGAAGAACTCACAACCGTCAAACTGCTTGTGCGTCTTGAAGTCGGAGACAACGAACCCCAGACTGCCCAGCTCCTCACGGTATTTCTCCGTTTTGAAGCTCTTGGGGAACGTCTGAAGCACGTCATCACCGCCCGCGATGATCGCAAAGTCTGGGCTGAGAAGCTGCTCGGCGGTGCAACCCGTCCGCAAAGCGGCAAGCACATGGAGCGCAAGCTGGCCGATCGTGTTGGCGGCGATGGTCATAAACCACCCGCTCTTTTGCACGCCGTCATGTTGCGACTTCCACACGCTGCCGTCCGTGCAACGGTACACCGCGTGCTTGGTGACCTCATCGTAGCACGACTGCACGTCGGCAAGGTACGCCGCGAATTGCTCCTCGGACATACCCGCCGGCCGCACAGCCAGGCTTTGAGTGACCTTGCACGAAATCTCGAACAGGTACGGGAAGAAGTTGTAGTCCCAGTTGGCTTTGTCGCTCTCTGTCACCTGGCGACCTTCGAAAACCTCGGCTAGGTGCGCGATATCGCCCGCACGTTGCGGGTTAAAAGCGTACTTCGCCGGAGACTTCTTCCAGTCTTTCACCAGGGTGTTTGCGAACGGACCAAAGACACAGTTGTTCTTCACCGTCTTGTGGAGGGGCATGCCCGTAACACAACGGGCCATGCCTTTCTCAATCTTCGCCTCCTTCGTTGGCTCGGCCTTAATGAAGGCCTTCAACTCGATGTCCGTGCTGTCCCACTCGCGCAGGACTAGCTCAGCAAACCCTTCTTTGGTGTAAGCCTTCAGTACTTGCTCGATCGTGGCGTGGCCTGCCGACTGGTACGGATGACCCGGGCTCTTAGCCGGTTTAACGGCGTTGGAGTCGATCACCCGCACCACAGCAGCAGCCGACCGCCAGTCGGCGTCGGGCTCGTAAACGTTGGCACCCATCATCTCTGTGACGATGCGAACGGTATGAGCGATTTCCTGTGGATTAGGAGGTTTGGTGATGGACTGCACCCGCTCGTGGTAGAGCTCGAGATGCCTGACCACCGAAATCCGCTCGGTGTGCGCCGTGATGTCCGGGTACTGGTACTTCTTTGCATCGAAGCCCAGCGTCTGGAGAGCGGCCGCCTTGCGGTCCAAGTAGTCAACCACCGCCGGCACTTCCGCTGGGGTGTGGTTGCAGTGCACGCGTTGCTTACCAGGCAAACGCACGACCCCGAACTTCAAGCCAAGAGGCTCGTCGGGGATTTGCTCTTGCGGCGCCTCCACTGAAGGAGCGTTCGCCGGGGCTACCATAGCCTCTGGGGTAACATGGATCGCCGGGAGCGGGGCGTTTTCCATATAGTGCAAGAACTGACGGTAGGACTTGTCTGTCAAGGGCGTGAGGTCAGGGTCCACCAAGGTCCCCACGTTGTCGAAACGCGGGTTCCCCGAATTGTACCCCTTCATCAACTCCTCGACTTCCTCCCGCGTCCAACCTACGTCGACTCGGCCGTGCGAGTCATAGAACCCGTAGAAGTCACCGAACAGGAGCTCCTTCACCTTGTGGGAGCGTCCCTTGAACTTGAAATCTGGACGGGAATCGTCACGGTCGGGGTTATTCGACTCCGGTCGCTCTGCGAGCAGCATGAGCAGGATCTCCACCCGGAGAGCGACGTTCTTGTCGCCCTGTCCGGACAGATGCATCCCAACCACACTGCTTCCGGAGAAGAGCGGGGAGCCAGAAAAGCCGACGTGGGTAGTCGCGGTGTGCCACAGCTCTTCGACGCCGGACCCAGCAAGAGTCTTTCCAGAGCTAGTCATGAAAAGGTTCCCGACGAAACCGACAGCCGAAATTGTCTGGCTGTAGCACGAGTCTTTACGTGTCGACGAAACTCCGATACGGAGCTTTGCCCAAGTCTTCTGACTGAGCTTCATCGCGAACACGTCGTAGTCCGATTTGATGGCGTTACAGTCGAGGTCAAACTGGTCCTTTGGGAACTCAATGACTCCTTCGACATCGACAGTGTGGAGCTCTTTCTTCGAGTTCTTCAGACCGGCCAGAAACACCCGCGCAACACCCGTGCCCACCGCGTTTGCGACGTGCCCAGCCGTTACGAGATGCTCGCCAACCCGGAAGAAGACCCCCAAGACGCTCAACTCACCTGTCTCACCAGCCACCAAAATGGCACCAACATTACGAGGGGCGCTAGGGTAGAGCGTACTACCCGGCAAAGCCATCTCGTCTTCACTGTAGATTGTTTTCTCACAGTCGGCGAGGACATGAACGACCCCGTCAACCACAATCTCGTGGATGATACCATGTTCCGTTACGCGACGCGCTACGTACTTAGGTTTCTCGCTTTTAACCACGGCCCGCAGGACGTGACGTTCTTTGAAGTGGTTGTACGTCCAACAAACCGCGTTGGTTGCTGCTACAACTGCGCAGATGACGAACATCCACTCCAGGGCGGCGTAGCCTTCAGGACCGATCCCGAGGACATACGCCACCGCGCCGTTCACCCATGGCTGGACCCACTGTGTAAGCTGCAACACCATGCTCTGACAAAACGCCACAAGGCTCCAGAGCGCGCGTGCTAATAGCGCGTACAGGGCCGTGTGGCGGTTCTCAAAGCTGTAGGCGTCGGCTACAGAGGTCTGAGCTTCCTCAGAGAAGAGGAGGCGACAAGTGGGGTTTACGGCGTAGGCGGTACGGCCCATGAGGATGCGAGCGAACAACTCAGCTTTCAAGGCCAAAATCAGCAGCCGCTTGGCCACCAACGTCTGCACTATCTGCTTCGTCTTGCGTCGCGTCGTCGCTTGGGCTACCACCCCTTGAGTCACTGCGTGTCTCGGGTTCGGAACCTCCACCACCTGAGTCTCGTAATCCATCATGGAGAAGTTCGCGAGCACACGGTAAGCCCCAGCAGTTCGGACCGGTCTTGTCGACACGGCCAAACGCTGCTGAAACCCAACATACCCGAAAAGCATCTTGATCTGAAGGAACGTGAGACCAGTCACGATGTGCATGAACCACTCCGTCACACGCCACATGAGCCGCGGGGAGTCCATGAAGAACATCCGCGACCCACGGTACCACGTGAGGGTTGTGTTCGCGCTTACGCGATGGTAGGTCCGCGCAATCTCTTGCGTGAGGCGAACCGAGTTGAGCCACAATTTGACTCGGAGCCGGACCGGCAACCCTTGGGTCGACGGTCCGCTCAGGCAGTCCACAATTTTGTGTTCCACCTCTTCCGGTCCAGAGAACCAGGCATTGCTTTCGTTACGAATTTGCATTAAGGAGTTTTGATTATTCCCC